ACACCTGCGTTTAGAATAACCGTATCCACTACGATAGATACGACTCTTGTTCCCCAATGTAGTGTCCATAAGAATGATAGAATGAATAGTAGTTTTTCTTTGCTAGTCATATCGTTACTCATTTATTATACCACTCCTCTGATTCCAATACAACTTCATCAATATCCCACTCGGTTGTTGACTCTGCAATAACTTCGTGAGAATTAATATCTTCGTGAGCAAGTTCTCTTGCTTCATCCTCGGTTTCTGCTTCAACTGCAACAGTAAAGTTTACTGTCTCTGAGCATTTAACGTGATAAGTTTTCATTGTTCTACACTCCATAATGATTTGTCGATTGATTCTCTACAATGTGGACAAGTCAATCCTGAAAAGTTAAAATGATAAACTTTACGAATTGTTTTACAATTAGGACAGATAATGTGCTTACCACGCTTTCCTGCCCTTGTGTATCTTGTAATAGGTTTGAAGGAAACTGTGGTTGAGATCATTTTAATGATGATGTGGATTGTAAACCATTAATACTATCATAGCAGATACGATGGCACAGATAGCGAATAGTGTAATAAGGTGTAACATTTAATCCTCCTTACAGGTACATGCTTTTGAAATACCACTCAACTTATTAAAGAGTGGTTCTACTTGGTCATCATTCATTAGATCAGAATTACCTTCTAATGCTGTTAGAATAAGACCAAGTTCTTCTTTGGATAGATCTACAAGCATAGTGATTACCTCATGTAGAGATAACCACCACTCCATCCACAGTTACGAGGATCAAGCACATACTCACGATCTTCAATAACTCTTAGATCGTATCTAACGTGCTTTGCTGGTGCTGACCATGATGCTGCTTTGTAGATCTCACCTGTATGCTTGTTAACAAAAGCATGAACACCACCACTATTCCACTCTTTTCTACGCTCATCCCAATCGTTTGAGATGATCTTATAATACTTTTTACCTTCTGTAATGGTAAATCTCATTCCTTTGAATGTACCCTCATTTAACTCATTTAATTGCTCTTGTGCGTAGCGTGATAATTCTGCTTTGCTACCATCAGCATTGAACATTGCAGCATTATTTTCAATCATTCTTCTATGATACTGCTTGTAGTTCTCAGCAAGTGAGATACATAACTGATTTGTCCATCTAAGGATTTTGTTCTCAAGATCAGCAACCACTTGCTCTCTTTCTTGTCTTGTTAAAACTGTAGGCATTGGGAACTCCGTTGGTGATGTTCTTATTATAGAGAAAAAAAGACCCCTGTGAAGGGGTCGTGTGACAGTTATCAAACTGTCCTTATAGGTCTGTTCCTCCTGTCTCTACTACTTCTACAATGTCCTCAAGAACTGCTAGGATCTCATTTCCATTGTTAGTGCTGTCAAGTAGGAACTCGGCAAAATTAGGTGACATAATAAAATAGTCGGTTTACAATATGGGGTGATCCCCAAATGCCCTTAGAGGAATTGAACCTCCATCTTACCATACTATCATTCATTTTCATAATGTTCCCAATCATTACGAATGATAGAATCGCTCCCCAACGAAGTAAGATTGTACCAACAAGGGCAAGTAGTGTGGTATGCTCAAGAGGTGCTTCACCTATCTTCGTTATGTAAGGAATTACCACATTCTATTACAATGCTACCTTACAAGGTCGGATAGGTACTAAGTCATACCACGACTAGAAAAATGAGAGAGTGGGGCATCAACAGAGGTTTCACCTACTATGCCCAAATTTACCCTATGGGAATCGCTTACACCTGAACCCTACTTGATCAATGATTTCCCTTATCCTTTCGGAGATAGTATGGACTCTCACCATACCCATTGATCGTTTTCGGCATAGGAACCACATATCTCTCATGTGGTGGGTCTTACAGATTGATTCCGAGATGTCTGACCTTAGAACCTTTTAGGGAACTTAAGATCTCAGGGATCGGCAATCTCTCTTGCCCAGTGACCTTATTATATTGTGTTTTGGGTGGTAGGTCAACCACCCTTGTGCCAGTTATTGAAGTGGCATACTAAAATGCCATTCTTGCTGGAAACTCTGCTGGAATGTCAAGTATCTCACCCTTCACTCCACTTCCATACTGACCTATATCGTAGCATGTCCATGAACCATTGTCAAATAGGTAAGCATACTCACCATCAGTTCTCTCTGTTTGGTCAAGATACTCTGTGATTGACTCAGAGATCTTTGGTGGGCAGTCCTCGCCTCTCTCTGAGTAGTATGAAGGGGCAGATACTTCTCTCTTGCCATTTTCAGTACCATCATAAACATAATCCCACCCATACTCAGTATCACAAGAGGACATATCTCCTCCATCAATCAACTCTTCAATCTTCTCTCTTGTGTTAAACTTCTTCTCAAGTGTAACTCCTAACCATGATGGATAACCATCCCAGTGATGATACACAGAAATAATCTGATCTTCTAACTGTAAACCAATACGAGAGCGAGTTCCCATTTTAAGAAAAGATGTGTAAATGAATGGTGAGAGAAAACAAAACTGAGGGGGCAGTGCATTACCTTAACATCATATCTCTGCTTCTTATCATCTATCCTAACGGTATTTTTTACGATTTGCGTGATGCAGGGATCAACCGTAACATAATTAAGATGAATGTCAGAGTAGTTAGGAACCTCGTTTGTTTTCCCGTACCGCTATTATAACCATTAAAAAACCCCCTGTGTAGGGGGTGTGTGCCACTTAGTGAAGTGTCATAGTGTTATAACCACTTAGTCATCATAAACTCTACACTCTAAAGAGTCGGGATGATTATCACAGTAAACTTCAAGATGTGAATCTTCGTGCCTTGTATGATAGTCATTGATCTTACCTTCGTTAGGATCAACTACATCATCCTTATGATACTCATCATATTCTGCATGAACATTCTCTAAGTCCTCCTTAGAGTATTCAAGCATACCATGATTTATATGCTCTTTCCCATCCTTGGGATCAAGATAAACTTCGTGTTCTAAATCGTGTTTTGGGTGTGTCATAATCCAACCGAATTTGCGTTTGAGTGATTTCTATTTCAAACAACTGCAAGTTGTTCTTTTCTAACGAAATCACCACTCATATTATAATACAATTTATGATTATTAGTGGTAACGTAATGTCCCTTTATCTCGTTTCCATCACAATGCCAACCATAGTTGATTACACTCTCGTTGGTTCCATCTATACTAAACTTCTTATCGGTGTGTAGATACTCTAGGTATCGCTCATCGAGATTAATCATCTTTCTAAATGCGTTTGTGTGGGAATTATAACATAACTACTTATAAAATCTAGTTATGCTTAAGGTTTATTTAATCTTCTTCAGGTTTATCGAAGTAAGTACCAAATAGTCCACTATCACCATCCCTGCGGTTCTCTAGTTTTTCCACAATGTCTATTGCGTCAACTAGATTCTCAATGTTTGCCAACATATCAGCAATATGTTTACTGACAAAAGGTTTCTCGTTTCTAGCAGCGAAGGCAAGAGCATTTCTTAAATTTTCTTGTGCATCTCGTAGAGATATTTCTACCTGTTCTGATAGTGCCATTACAGTTCCTCCTCACAATGCTTTTCTACGATCTCTTGAATGACTTCGCTGAAAGCATTACGCAATTCATACTCGACATCATTCTTATCTTTCTTCAATCTCGTTACTGTGATTGGTGGCAATGTAAGAGTTGCGGTTATATCCCACAATCCTAGTTCTTTGTTCTTGGTAGTGTTGATTTCTAACATTAGTTTCTGTTGTCTCCAGCGAGTTCATCTATCTTAGCACAAACATAAGGATTGTCATAGTCGGGTGTCTCGTCCTCTTGCTTATCCTTTGGCCACCAGATACCATCAGCAGTCATTTCATAACCAGCATCAATCATTTCTTGATAGGTCATTTCCTTTCCTTCACGATAGGTATTAGATCTAGTTTCGTCAGGCAGTTCTGTATAATCTGGCCAACGATTAGGATCGTCTAAAGTATCACCAAGATAAGTATCTAACTCCTTCTCGTGAAGGTTTATAACCTTATCCTTATGCTCAGTTCCATGAACAAGACGTAATACTTCATTAGCAGTCCTTACGCATATTCTATGGTATGTTAGATTCCTTCTAAGGGTTGTCCTTATGGTATCATAGATCTCTTCTGGGGTACAATCAGATGTTAAAGCATCTTCTATTGCATCCTCCAAATTAGTCAACGAATAACTGCGGTTGCTGTCCCTGTCGCTCATTCTGGTCGTGCTTAATTGCTTCTTGCACTATACTCTCTATTTCTTCAGATGTCAAGTCGTTCATAAACTTCCAGTTAGGATCATTTCTATCCCATTCAACCTCAAATGAACCATCATCCTGTTTATTAATCTTCAAACTGTCCTTCATTATGTTCTCCAAGTTTAATTCTTTTCTTTACTATTTTAGCATACCTGATCTCATCCTTAGAATACCATTCAGGATGTTTCTTTGCCCTCTTCAATAATAACTTTGCTGCTTTCTTGTCCTTCATTAGAACTATTCTTACTTTTTTCCAAGTGAGTATTTATATCATTTATCTGGGAAGTAACATAAAGCATCTCAGATTGTAGTCGATCTATCCTATCGTTGTTAGCATCCATTTGTGCTTTAATGTAAGTTACTACACTATCATCAT